GAGCCGAACTCGACGGACTTTGCTGGTACGACAGAATCTTATTTGACACCTTCGTCCAGGAGAACCACACAGTTTCCTCGCTGGCTAGAGCAACTAAGATCCCAAGGACTTCAATAAGTCTAAGCATCAACAGGATCAGAAGACACATCAAAACACAAATAGAACCACAAAAAAATCAAGACGATGACAAAACAAATCAAATGGAAATTTAAAGGCCTAGACCTTTATTTCGTATCCCAAGAAGAAAAACTAGAAAGAGATCAACTAAGACACAGATCTAAACTAGGAACAAAAGCAAAAATAGAAATCATAGATGACAACTTTACTCTTAACGAATCTGATATTGCAGGCTGTTCTAGTTGCGAGCGCAACGCCATCCTTAATACACAGCCGCCCGTATCAGTGGACGCTGAACAAACTGAACTTGAATCGGAAACCCCTGAACTGCTCGGAGTGTTTATCGATGTGGAGCCAACTGATCCTGCAACTGACTTATTTCCAGACGGATCTTCCACTAGCGATGATAACAGCACTAGCGACAGCGTGGCTAGCGAACCAAACTGATAAATTACACCAACAACTATGACGCCCGAGGTAAGAAAAATGTTAGAAGAAAAAGCCCACTGGTATGAAACCAATGGGAAAAAGATTTGGCAACCAGAAGAACTTCTTTACACTTACCAGATCTTTAATCTCCACTTCGGGGAAAATAGACAGGACACTGGATGCGGATCTTGTCGCAGATCAGTGGTAAACCACGTCCGTAAGTTGTACCAAAACATGGGGCCGGACACAAGTTTATTCTAAAAATTATGAGCAGAAAAGAATACCTAGAAAAAAAAGAAAAGTTTACCTCTATATCTGTTAGAGGCAAGGAGGTAAAGAGTGAAGATAAGTTTGTTCCTCAGGAGGAGGCCGAGGTTTTAAAGCGTGTACAAGCTAGACAAAGAGAAAGGGCTAGGGCTAAAAAAAGAAGAGAAAAAAGACTAGACCTCTTCTGGAAAAATAAAAACAAACCTGGAGAAACTTTTTCTGAAATCCAACTATAGTAATTAAACAACCATCCGCTAGTCGGAGAACCACCATAAACTGTTGGTGTAAATCAAGAAGGTAGGAGCCCCGGGGCAAACGCATAGCGTGAGGCTGACCTGGACAAAGCCCCTAGTGCATCGGTACAGACGTAAATCTTTTATGAATTTTGCTACGGCGGGACGGTACCTTGCAATCCACTACGGCAACAGACTTACCTTTTTAGAGTAAGTCAAAACATCACATATTATCTTTTTCAACTAAATTCATAGGACCCGCCGACACAGTTACAAAAAGACAAGTTAGTCAAAAGAGTTTTAATTATCAGAAACAAAAGTCCAAAATCGCAAATAGAATAAATTATCGGTACGAAAACAAAACTAAACAAACTAGTTATTGTCTGCGTAAGGGGTTTGGTTATAGGGGTTCAGCCCCTATAACCTCTCCTGACAACAGTAAAGGAATAAAACAAATATATATAAAATATGATACAAACAGTAGAAATCACCAAGGTAAAGGAAAATCCTTCTAATCCTAGGTTTATTAGAGACGACAAGTTTGAAAAACTAGTCCAGTCAATCAAATCTTTTCCACAAATGCTAGACCTAAGACCAATAGTCGTAAACGACGATATGATCGTGTTAGGGGGCAACATGAGATTAAAAGCCTGCATCGCGGCCGGCCTAAAACAAGTTCCTATCATCAAGGCTAGTGATTTGTCAGAAGAACAGCAGAAAGAGTTTGTTATTAAGGATAATGCTTCTTTTGGAGAATGGGATTGGGACGTGTTAATAGACGAATGGTCAACAAATGATTTGTCCGATTGGGGATTAGATATTCCAAAGTCTTATTTTGATGATGATGTAGAGCCCGAGTTTGATCATTCTGATCTAGGTAATAAGCTTGATGCTTACATCAACGCAAAGATAAAACAGGTTGTTCTGTATTTCGACGCCCAGCAGTACGAAGACGTAGTAAACTTTTTAGACGGTATTTGTAAGCAAGAAGACATGGAGTCCAACACCCAGGCTTTTATTTTCTTGATGGAGAACTATAGAGCAAACAACTAATGGAGCACAGTGTTTACGTTATCAGCGCAGGAAGGTCTAACGATCTTCCTTTTACCGACCAAGAAAAGGCCCTGTATTATTTTTGCGTACCGGCGGGACAACTAGAGGAATACAAGGCGGCCGGGTGTAAACGCGTAAACGAGACGGGCACCCTCATCGAATCCCGCAACTGGGCGCTTGATCATGCAGCAGCAGAAGGTAAGATTTGTTTCCAAGTGTCGGACGACCTCATGTCCATCAAGATCAACACCAACTTTTTTCCTAAACAAGAACTAACCCTCTTGGAAACTATAGAAGAATACGCAAAGTTCTTGAACGATATTCCCCAGGTAAACCTAGTCGGGATAGCACCAACTGCTAATTCATTTTATTCACAGAACTTAATCGAGAAGAACAGGTTTGTGATTGGGGATTTCTTCGGCGTAAAACCAACCCCAGTAAGGTTCGACCCCAGGCTAACTCTAAAAGAAGACTACGACTTTACCCTCCAGCACTTTAAACACTCGGGAATAATTCTGCGCTGGGAAAAATATCTCTTCCACTTTAAACACTACGACAACAAGGGAGGAGCGGTTGATTACAGAACATCGCTAGAGGAGAAGAAGAACATCTCTTACCTGCTAGAAAAATGGCCCAAATACCTAAAACTAAATTCAAAAAGACCAAACGAAATCTTACTAAAAATAAAATGAAAGAACTACATCTAATCCGTAAGCCGATAGATAAAAAAGAATACGTCAAGAGAACTGCACTAGTGTCGGACGTCAGTAAGATTATGTCGGACGACTGCATCATCTACGAAAATGGACAGCCCATCTTATTCTACACGAGGCTAAAAGAGGACACTTCTGCTTTACGCTGGGCGGCTAAGAACATGAAATACCCCAACGGGACCAGAACCAACGGGCTTGCAACGCAGTCTAAGGTGTTTGGTTATTCGCCCCGCATCCCGATGAGAAACGACTACTGCACAGTGGCCTCGATGGCGACCCAGTATCCCAAGAACCACCACGTTATTACGACATTTGCAGAGCAGCTAAAAGTCTACTACGAAACCTACTTCCCCCAGAAATACCAGGAGCACGAAGACACGGTGAAGGAGAAAGTCCTAGAAGACTGGAAGATGAGCAACTCGCCCTTTACTTCTGGGATCGTAAACAAGAACAACCCGCTAAAATACCACTACGATTCTGGAAACTTCAAGGGAATGCTGTCCAACATGGTGGTGTTCAAGTCGGACGTGGAAGGGGGATACCTGGTTATTCCCGAACTAGACCTAGCCCTAGAGGTTGCAGACAACACCCTCACAATTTTCAACGGACAAGACATTCTCCACGGCGTATCCCCAATCGACTATAAAAACCCCATGGCCTACAGGTTTTCTTTGGTTTATTATTCTCTAGAGCAGATGTGGAAATGTGAGCCCATCCAGGGAGAGATAGAAAGGGTAAGAAAAGCGAAGACCAAAAAGGAAAAGAATAGGTTGGACCCAGAACACCTGGCTAGTCTAACTAAGCAGTTTAAAAAGAACAAATAAGATGTCGCTAGAGAACAGAATAGAACAAGAGAAAGAGCGCGTGCTCGCGGCGCTGGAAAGAGCCCTGGGCGTCGTCACTACGGCCTGCAGAGAGGCTGGGATAGGCCGGACCACCTACTACAAGTTTTATAACGAGGACCCGGATTTCAAAGAGAAAGCAGACAACATCCAGGCCGTCACCCTAGACTTTGTGGAGTCCCAGCTGTTCAGACAGATAAGAGAAGGAAACACTGCAGCGACCATTTTTTACCTTAAGACCAGGGGTAAAGAGAGAGGCTACATCGAGTCTCCTCTAATAGGCATAGACACCATCCAGCCCATCCAGATTATTATCCCTGGCGGGGCTAACGAGGCTAAAGGTTTACCCTACATAGACATCACGGATGAGCAAGACTAAACAGTTCAGGTTCCTAGATTGGTTCGCCCCAGTTTTCTCAGAGGACAAGACCTACTGGGTTATCTCGGGGGGAAGAGCAAGCGGTAAGTCCACACAGGCTGCTGCATACTTCCTAATGAAACTTCTGTCCCCCGAGTATTTCCGAGGAGTTGTAACAAGGTATACCCAGAAATCTATATCTTCTTCCATATACAGAGACATCCTAGACCTAGTGGCCGACTGGGGGGTTGCGCCCTACCTAACTATAAAGGGGGAAGAAATAAGAGCAGTTGGTTCTAAGAACATGATCACCACCCACGCTATGAGGTTGCAGGAGGGGACTGTAACGGCTAAGGGAAAGGGGCTTGCACGTGTGACGCACTTGTTAATAGATGAAGCAACGGAATTACCCATGGAGGAAGAATACATTAAACTCATCGACTCATTCAGACAGAAGGGTTCGGACAGGAAGATTTTCCTTCTGTTTAACCCAACAGCTAAGTCGCACTGGATCTTTAAGAGGTTCTTTTTACCGGACGGGCAACCCAACCCCAAGTGGACACACAACCACGGCTACCTACACACGACCTACAAAGACAACTCGGGAAACCTAGACCCCAAAAAGATAGAAGAGTGGGAAGACCTAAAAGTCCACGACCCGGACTACTACGACCACCACATCAGAGGGGACTGGAGAGACATAGGAGACGGGCAGGTGTTCAAGAACTGGGAGTTTACCTTCTCGCCCGACCCAGAGGCCGAAATTGTTTACGGGCTTGACTGGGGGTTCTCTAGCGACCCGACCGCCCTGGTAAAGATACACAAGAGAGGCAAGTCCCTGTGGATAGAGGAGCTGCTGTATAAGACGGGGCTAACCAACGAGGACATCTCGGCTAACCTAGAAAGGCTAGGCCTACCCAAGAACGCTAGCATATACGCAGACTCGGCAGAGCCCAAGTCCATCGAGACGCTAAGGAGGATGGGCTGGAAGAATATAAGCCCAGCGACCAAAGGACCTGATTCAGTGAGGGCCGGAATAGACAGGCTAAGATCCTACAACGTGTTTGTCCACCCAGGTTCGGAGAACATGATCCAGGAGTACTACAACTATGCATACCGGACGGGCACGGATAAACCCATAGACGACTATAACCACTTGATGGACGCCCTGAGGTACGGGGTGATGGCCCTGCACCAGGAGGGTTCTAGGTATGCAGTGACGGGCAGGAGGAGCGGCTATTCTGTCTTCGGCGGAGGGGATTAAAAAAAGTTTCAAAAAAAGGGAAACTTTTTTATATATATAGTCTATAATATATATAAAATATGAAAAACCAAACCCAAAAACCAGTAACTCTAGTAAAAGGCTTTATTACAGAGAACGTCTACGACTACCTAAACACAGGAAACCTAGACCCCATAGAGGTAAAAGTTCCCTACCGCATCTACCGCACAGGCAACTACTACCAGTGGGAAGCTAACACGCCCACAGGAACAATAACTTCCCCCAAGTTTACAGACTACGACAAATGTCTAGGAGACTGGGAAGACTTCAAATAAACATAAACAATGGAACAAGAGATTATCTGGGCGCCCATCCCAGGCTACGAAGGCCTATACGAGGTGTCCACTGTGGGGCAAGTAAAGTCCCTAAACTACAGGGGGAAAAAAATAGAGCAACTTCTAGCCCCGTCTAAGACTAAACCGTGGGGCAACGGTAACTACTACCACGCCTACTCGCTTTGTAAGAAAGGCGATAAAACAAGGTATATGCTAGCCCACATGCTGGTGGCTATGGCTTTTCTAGGACACGTCCCCAAGGGATTATCTGTGGTTGTGTGTCATAAAAACGGGATCGGCTGGGACAACCGCTTAGAAAACCTAGAGGTGGCGACGGCTAGACACAACATGTCCCAGGAGAGGACTATAAAATCTGGACTACCCAGAGGCGTGGACGTCGTAAAGCGCACGGGCAAGTTTAGAGCTAGGCTAAACGTCGGCAACCAGCACAACAGGAAGACATATTATCTGGGATCATTTGACACACCTGAGGAAGCGTCCGAGGCCTACGAGGCTAAACTAAAAGAGATAGAGAACATCCTTCCTTCGGCAGTTTCTTGAGAAATAATACTTAAGTGTATATGGCCGCTTATACTGAACCCCGCACTTATAAACAACTCATAGAGGCAATGGAAACCATTTGTCTCCAGCAGATGTCCGTCAGGCATTTCCAGGTAGGAGAAATGTCCGACGTGGATATCCAGACCAACATAGAGCCTTTTCAGAGATATCCCTTCGTCTTTTTGATACCAAGACCGTCCTCTATGGACAGGTTCGGCAAGATGGTTCTAGGCTTTACTATGATCGTCGCAGACATAGCTAAGAACGAGGAAGATCTGCAGAAGAACACGCACAACAACACGCTGATGATCATGCAGGACATTTTCTCTAGGGTTATCATGTCTCCCCCGTCCGAGATAGACTGGGAGATCCAGACACCGATCAGGTTGACGCCCTTTGTGGAAAAGTTCAACAACAACCTAGCAGGCTGGTCGGCAGAACTAAACATTATTATTCCTTCGCCCTTCGACCTTTGTTCTGCGGCTTTTAACTAACCATGGATCCATTCACCATAGCAGCAGAGAGAACAGCAGCCTATGTCCAGGAAATGGTACAGGGGCAGATAAAGGTTTCCGCCTACAAGACTGGCAACCTTATGGACTCGGTGAGGGCAACCTACGAAAGGGAAGGAGACGTGTTCACCTTTACTCTTGACGACCCCACAGAGTATGGAGACTTTACTGACTTTGGTACCAGAGATTACAGGGCGACAGAGCGAGGCCCATTTACCCCGGACCCCGAGAAAGGAGAAGGCGGTATAGTCCCTAGGTTCTGGTCATCGCTGGACGATTCCAAGTGGGCGAGAGCGGAGATGTTTTTCGAGGAAGCACTAGAGCAAGCACAAGCACAACTAGATTTATGAAGAAAATAGAATTTACCATAGACAACCAGGACTACCTAGTGAGGGACATCAACCTGCAGAACTACAAAGACGTCATGGGCTTGATAGAGGCCCCGGATGCAGACACGCCTTACGAGGTGGTGGAATATCTCTCAGGGTGTCCTAAAGAATCGCTCAGAGAACTAAAGGCCTCCGACTGGTTTTTTCTGTGGTCAGAGGTGGAGGAGATGATCCTGGGGCAGAACACCACAGCAGCAATCCAGCCCATTATAGAGTTTATGGGCGTCAAGTATGGCCTACCCCAGATAGAGGACATGACCATCGGAGAGTTCGCAGACCTAGACATTATAGCCTCGGGGCC